GGGTTGTTGCCGGTGGCGATCCAGAGGCAGCGGATCGGCAGTCGCGCCATCTCGGAAGCGCCAAGGATCCGGTCCTCCCAGAAGGGCGCCGTCAGGGCGGCCGCGACGGCGGAGCTGTCGAGCTTGGCGCGCAGGTTGTCGATCAGCACGATGGCGGGGATCTGGCGCAGCTTGGCGGTGACGCGCTTGCGCCATTCGTCGTCGTCGCGCCCTTCGGTCATGACGCTCGCGCCCGAGCCAGTGAGGATGGTGGCAACGGCATCGACCATCAACGTGGCGCCGGAGCCAGGGCTGGGCTTCTCGATTAGGTGCAGCGGCGTCGGCCCGTCGATCATGCCGCGCAGGAAACCCAGCAGCAGAAGCGCGATCACATGGGCCATCTCGGCGGGGCCGACGAAGGGGAAGTCCCCGAGCAGATCCTCGCACAGAAGGCTGCGCGCGGCCGCGATCTCGGCGACGGACGGCTTGGCCGGGATCGTGGGTACGACAAAGCCGGGCGTGGGGGCATAGAGGAGCCGCGCGTCGGGGTGATAGCCCGGCGTGGTCAGCAGCGTGCCGCCGCGACCGAATACCGGCGTGTTGACGATGCCCACCAGCACCGGCAGCGCCGGATCGGGCGTGGCCAGCACGGATTTGACAACGGCGATCGGTGGCGGGGCCGCGACCAGCTCGCCCTTGCCGTTCAGCTTCTTCCAGTGCGCCAGCCGCGCCAGCATGTGACGCAGCCGTTCCTCGGTGATCGCAGTGGCGACCGGGCGGCCCTCGTCGTCTGGCACCACCCATGTCGGCTGCCCGGCGAAACGGAACACCCACGGCGTCCGGTTGGAGGCCATGAGCAGGCTCCAGACCCGCTCGACGGAGCGGGCCAGATCGCCCTCATCGGCGCGCAAGGTGGGAATGGCCTCGCCGCTGCCCTGATAATTGATCGGCCGGTGCTGCCCGATCAGCAGCGTGGGCTCGGCCTCGGTCATGGCCTCCGCGTCGGCGATCAGGGCGGCGATGGCCTCAGCCCCTTCGCGCAGCAGGAGGTCGTTGAAATCCTCGCCCGCCTCGGGCGGCAGGACGACGGCCACGTCGCGCCCCTGCGCGCGCAATCGCCGGGCGGCGGCCTCGGCAGCCCGCAGCCCGGCCCCGGAGGTGTCGTTGTCGGCCAGGATCAGCACGCGCCGGACGCCAGGCGGCAGATCGACCTGTTCAAGGCCCGACGTCGATAATGTAGCCCAGACCGGCAGATCGGGACATGCGGTCATCACCGCGAGGCCGGTCTCGATGCCTTCCGAGAGCGCCAGCCGATCGCCGTCGCCGAGCGCGGCCAGACGCACTGCGCCGCCCGCTACCCGGCCCAGCATCTTCTTCGCCTTGTCGAGCGGCGCCTTGGTGACCGCCTCCTCATCGATGGCGAGGTAGCTGCGATGCAGGCCGATGACTGCGCCATCGCGATCGCGGACCTGTCCCAGCATGGCCGGATAGCCGGTCTTCGGCTCCCAATGGGCCAGGTCAGGGTGAAACAGGAGATCGGCTGCCTCAGGCACGGTCAGGCCGCGCCCCGTGAGATACTGCGCGACCGGGGTGCCCTCGATCGACGTTGCTGCCGTCAGGATATGCGCAATCTCGAGCGTGGGATCACGCTTCACTGGTGGGGGCGTCGGCGGTACACGGCGTTCCGGTGCGCCGGGCGCGATACCCGCCATGTCTGCCGCCTCGATGATCAGCGCGCGGCCGTCGAGCCCTGTCGCCTCCTCGATGGCGCTGATCGGGCCGCCGCCCAGATTGCCGTCGAAGTCGATCCAGTCGCCGGCATGCGCGCCGCGCAGGGTGATGACGCAGGAGCCGGTATTGCGCGGCGCATCTCCCCGGATGTTGGCGAGCCGCCATTCCTCGCCCGACTTGCGCCCGCGCGGAAAAAGGCGCGGCACCCAGACTTCAGCGGTCTCGCGCAGGCGAGCCACCACCAGATCGAGATCGTAGCGCAGGGGCTCGCCACCGAGCGGTTTGGCGTCGTTGAGGTCAAGCAAGGATCACCAGACCTTTCTCGGCCCGCGTGATCGCGGTGTAGAGCCAGCGGTTGCGGTCGGCGGCGGTGCGCCCGAACCCGTCGTCGAAGACGACGACGTTCTCCCATTGCGAGCCCTGGGACTTGTGGCAGGTGATGGCGTAGCCCCAGCTGGACTCGATCAGCCCGCGCCGGATCTGCCATTCCCGCCGCCCGCGCTCGGGATCGAAGGCGACATGATCGGCGTATTCGCCGCGCCAGAAACTCTGCCGCCCACCGATGCTGATCCCGTCCTCGGTCTCGACCATGGCGCTGAAGGCGAAGGCGTCGTCCGGATCCTGCCGCACCTCGGTGAGGGTCAGGAACATGCCGTTGATCAATCCGAGATCGTGGCGGTTCTTCAGGCAGATGATCTTCTCGCCGTGGCCTGTCGGAAAATCGGCGCCGAACCCGGCCGCGCGCTTTATGGCGGTGTTCAGCCAGCGCCGCGTCGCGTTGGTGCCGCAGATCACCTGGCCGCCCTGCAGCATCTGCCCGGGGCCGATCTCGTGGCGCGACATCTTCCAGACATGGTCGTCATGCGCGCCGGGAGGGATCGGCAGCCCCTCGCGAGCCAGCGTCGCGAGCCGCAGGATGGCGCTGTCGCCCGCCTGGCGATGCACCTCGGTCAGCATCACGTCCGGTGCGGTCTCGGTGAAGAAGCCCGTGCCCTTCACGGGCGGCAGCTGGCCCGGATCGCCCAGCACCAGAATCGGCTTGCCGAAGGCCATGAGATCGCGGGCCATCTCCTCGCCCACCATCGAAACCTCGTCGAGGACCAGCAGGTCCGCGTCGCGCAGGATCGACTGCTCGTTGATCAGGAACTTCGGCTGGTGGATGTCCTCGAGCCGCAACTCGAGCTGGGCGATGCGCGTCATCGCGAAGCCGCGCTCGGCCGGACCCATGCGCGGCAGGTCGCGCCGCAGCGCCGCCAGATCCTCGGTCGCGCGCGCGATTTCCTCGGGGGTCGCCTCGGAGACCCGGTAGATCAGGCTGTGAATGGTCTGGGCGGGCGTGCCCTTGCGCGTCATGACGAGCGCCGCCTTGCCGGTGAAGGCCGCGAAGAGTACCCCGCCAAGCCCGCCCGGGGTCATGGGCTCCAGCCCCAGCGCCTCGATCGCCATTGCGGTGATGGTGGTCTTGCCGGTCCCGGCATAGCCGAACAGTCGGAAGATCTGCTGGTCGTGCCGCCGCGTCTCGTACCAGTCGCGGATTGCGGCGATGGCGCGGCCCTGGGTATCAGAAAGGGTGATGGTCATGCGCGGTCCTCCCAGCAGCGGGTTGCGAACGGGCAGAACCGGCAGAGATAGAAGTCAGGGCTGGTCGCGATGCGGGGCAGCAGATCGCCCGCGTCGGCGGCACGCAGCACGTCGACCGCCTTGTCCGACAGCGCCTGCGCGGCAGCGGGATCGAACGGCACGTGCTCGTGGTAGAGCTCGCAGGTGTCCTTGTTCAGCGCGGTGAAGAGCGCGGACCCGAGGCCCATGTAGGCCATGTAGATCTGCATCTGGCCGAAATAGACGGGCTTGGAGAGCTGCACGCCCTTCTTCGCCGTGTCCGACCAGGAGGACGCTTTCAGCGCCTTGTGTTCCCAGAGAACGGGCCATTCGAGGCCGATCTCCGGGCCATCGACGATCACGCCGTCCACATGGCCGCGAATGCGCCCGCCCGCCGTCTCGAAACCGAACTGGCCGCCAGCTTGCGTCTGCGTGCGCAGATCGAACCCGGCCTGCCGGAGCCAGCTGATCGCCAGATCCTCGAAGACATGCCCGGCCGCGAAGATGCGAAGAACGCGCCCCTCGAAATCTTTGCCGGGATCGGGCGGCGTGTGGGTGACCTCGTAGACCAGCCGCCGCGCGCAGGGCTCGCCGATGCGGCTGGCGCCAAGATAGTCACGCGGGCGATGCCCCTCGCGTTCGGCAACCAGCGCAGCGTCGATGTGGCGGTTGATCCGCGCCGCGAGGGGTTCGGGGTCCGAGGCGTCGCGACCGTAGACGAAGCCCGACCCGTGATTGAAATCTACCAGCATCCGCACCCCCTCAGAACGGCACGTCGCCATTGTCGGACTGGCGCTGCATCGAGGCCTGAAAGCCGTCCACGCAGGCCTCGATCACGCGGTCGATGTCCGCGGCCGGGCGGTCGAAGAAGGGCTCCATCAGGCCCATCTCCGTCAGCGCCTCGGCGAGCATCCGGCGGGCCTCCACGATGGCGCGCGTCTCCATGTCGGTCTTGTCGATCATGCCGTGGTTCCTTTTGGCGTTGGCCGAGCCCGCCATCAGGCAAGCCATCGAGCAGAAGCGGTAATGAGGATGGCGGTCCCAGCGCAGGCCATGGCAGTAGCCGAAGCCCCGAGCTTCACGGCCGCACTGGGCGCAGGGCACGCGCCGGGCGAGGTCCGCGCGCGAAGGAGGGCTCCGCCCGTTCGCGGCTGAAACGCTCCCACGGAGCCTTTCCGAGACGCCGCTCACCCCATGAGCAGCAGGTCCAGCGCGTCGCGTTCCTCCTTGTCCGGCGCGGCGGTCCGGCGCTCGGAGGACAGCACGATGAACCGGCTGATGGCGTTCGAAGCCATGCATTCCAGATCGCGCCGGGTCAGGCTGGCGATGGGACGGTCGAGACGCCCGCGCGCCTCGAGCCAGCGCCCCATCGCCAGTGCCGCCTCCGTGGTGACATGCGCCTGCCATTCGTCCGGGCTCACGGGTTCAGCCAGGCCGGGCCGTTGCCGGGTTTGGCAGTGGGCTGGCTCTGGGTGGCGGGCTGGGCGGGAGCCGACGGAGCGCCCCAGGCAGGTGCCGCGGGCGCGGTGGCCGCCTGCGGCTGACCCCAGGCCGGGGTCGCGGGCTGCGCGGGCGCGGCGGCTGGCCGGGGCTTGTTCGACGGCTGTGCGGGCACGGGCTCGCCCGCCATCACCTTCTGCCACTCGGGCGCCGTGGGCAGCACGACATGGTCGAGCTTGTTGGCGTCCTTGTAGGCGGGGTTGCGGCTCGGCTCGATCTGGATCTTGGCCACGAAGCTGATCCCGTCGAGATCGGCGAGCCCGCGCAGCACACGCTTGGCCTTCGCCGCCTCGCTCATGTCCTCGGGGTTCAGCCCCAGCGCGCTGTCGATCATCGCGCGGAAGGTCGATTTCGAGATCTTCCAGCCGATCGACTGGCCCTGCTCGTCGAGCTTGCCGCCCTGCACGGTGAAGTTCTGCCAGAACTTGCGCCGGGCATGCGGGCCCTCGGCGACGGTGAACTCGGCATCGAGCATCAGCACGTCGCTGCCGGGCTGGTTCGAGGCCTTGAGCAGCCCGCGATCCGCGTCGCCCGTCCCGTCGGTGCCGCCCTTGCGCAGAGTCATCACCAGCTTGGCGAAGGTGCCGTCGGGGAGCAGGTCGCCGGACTGTTGCGGCTCCACGTCGTTCATGTCGAAGGTCATGTCGTCATCCTTTCCGGGGTTGGTTGATCTTGGTGAGCAGCGCGCCGAGATCGGGCGGCTCGGTCATGTCGAGCCTGCCGCTGCGGTCCTTGGCCGGCAGGCCGAACGGATTGCCGGACTGGCAGACGAGGCGGCGCGCATTGCCCTTGTCGGGATCGTGCCGCCAGGTCGGGGGCGCATCGGGGCCCGCACCGGGATCCTGCGTGAACAGGCTCATCGTCAGCACCTGGTCGACGATGCCGGGCAACTCGCGGGCGACCTTTCCGCCGTCCATCTGCGGCTGCCAGGTCACCCGGTTCATGTCGTCGACGACCTTCTCGAGAATGCCGACGAAGATGACGGTGCGGCCGGGTGCATGCTGAAGGTGCTTCAGGAGCCCGATAACCTCGCGCGCCAGAAGCCCGTAGGCGCCGCGCGTGTCCGGTTTGCCGGTGCGTTCCGACAGAGCCTCGGGCCGGGTCTTGGCCCATGCCATGGCCTGACGCGTTAGATCCGTGATGCTGTCGACGAAGATGATGCGCTTGGTGTCGATCTTCTCGGCCAGCTCGGGATGCTGCGCCCGGAGATGCGCGTGGTGCGCCTCCGAGAAATGCTCCTCGGGCTGGGTGGCAGGGTTCGCGCCGCCGATCAGGCAGGCGATGTCCACCGCATCGGAGAAGCGGCGGATCGGGATGCTGTCGCCCGGCCAGTCCTGGACGGACTTGAGGCCCGCCTCCAGATCGATGCAGAGCGTCTCGGCGGGCGGCAGGGTCTTCAGCAGCGTGGTCTTGCCCGCGCCACTCGGCCCAAACAGCGCCATAGTGGTCTTGCCCTGCGCCTC